CGAACGAGTCGCTTATGCGACAAATTCTACCCTCTCGCGGAATACTTCTCGCCTACCCCGGACTTATTTGATTATAAGTCCGCCAGCTATAGCAATCCATATTGCAAGCTGGCTATCGTGCCGAAGGACCGCAGAGGCCCCCGCGTTATTTGCACTCAGCCCGTTGGGCTGATGTGGATACAGCAGGGTCAATGGAAGTCCATGAAGCGAACGATAGAGACCGCCCGCATCCTACGTACGAGCCAGGCTATGACAAACCTGGGTATCGGCTGTTCGATTAAGTTCGATAAACAGCAGCAGAATGGTAGCCTTGCTCTTGAGTCCTCGCGGACCCGGGAGTTTGCTACTATAGACCTGTCGGATGCTAGTGACCTGATCAGTTGGGGATTGGTAAGGTTTCTCCTTAATAAGAGGAATCGCCAGTTCCTGGCTGCCTCTCGGGCTACTCACGTAAAGATACATGACGATCTCGTAAAGTTGCATATGTTCGCCCCTATGGGGTCGGCCGCATGTTTTCCAGTCGAGACGCTTGTTTTCCGGTGTATCGCCACTGCGGCAACACTTGTGAGAAGCGGTGTGATATACGAAGAACTGCGAGGGCGAGCCGAGAAAATTCTCAGCTCGTATCCAAGCGAAGTATTCGTTTTTGGTGATGACATTCTTGTCCGCCGTGAGGCTTGCAAGGATGTTTGCGAGCGTTTCCTTGACGTAGGCTTCAAGCCGAATCAGCGGAAGACGTTTAGCGAGGGATTCTATAGGGAATCCTGTGGTGTTGATGCATTCTATGGACACGAACTAAAGATCGTGCGCCTACAGAGCCTCACCCTCACCAGTATGTCGGATGCCTATGCTAGTATCGAGCTTGCAAATAGAGCTCGAGGCATGGGCATGATCCAGTTAGCTGAATACCTAGAATGCCAAGTCGAATCCTTTTTGGGATTCGGCTTAGCCGCCGGCTGTGCTGGCGGTGCATTCTGGACTAGAAACTGGCCTAGCAACGTATGGGGGCAACATCAAGCCCTCCTGTGGAACCTGCGACATAATCGGAAGATTAGGTATAACTACCTTCTTGACTATTATGAAGCTAGGACCATAGTTGCTAGCCCGCGCGTTGACAACGCGCCGGAAGACGGTAGGTACCGTCTGTTTCGTGGTTTGACCACGACCGTCGATGAAC